GGTGCGAACCCAGGATTTGCCGTCCAGTTTGAAGTTGTGGCGACGGCCCTATTATTACTTCCGTTCGTTCCGTACGATACGCCGCTTATAAGCACGTCCATGTGTCCGTTCGAAGATCCCTGTGCCCAGTTGCCTATATAGCACGGCGGGAGGTAAATGGCGTGCGTCACCCATATCCCGGCCGTTATACTCACGAGGTTCGCAAAGTACGTATTATCTTGACGCGACCTGAACACGACCGAGAAATTTCCCGAAATTGAAGCATTTGCACTAAACGAAAATACCGCAGGTTTTGCTGTTGGTTGTCCATACCTGAAATCGAAGATGAATGAGGCTTCGATCGTCTGACTCAAGGGACAGACCCACGTGTTTCCTGTCGTTCCTGTGAGAGCCCTAATCACGTATACGTTTGCGCACTGCGTGAACCCGTTGGTCGTTCCTATCGGCACATCCTGTTTCACACTTAAAGAGACGTTCGATGTTGAGAGGTTCCCGACATCCACGCGCCACCGATCCACGACCCACGTATTTGACACTGAAAATGATGACGTATTTGAGACGATGATAGAATTTGCTCGAGCCGTGACGCGGAAAGTTCCATTAACCAGACGATTCCTATACCCTGCAAAGTTTGCGTACGACACGTGATTCGAAAAGTATCCCTGACCAGTCACGTAGAGGGCGTAAGGAGGGGATTCGTTAGGAACCACCCCGCCGCCGACCGCCAAGTTTGATTGAATCAGAACATTTGATGTTATGTTGAGCGTTGGTCCATACAGACCGAGCGACTCAATATTTGACGTTATGAGTCTCTGGGTCGCCGTATTGCCCGTTGAGACGTCCAAATTGTATGCGGGATTGACGGTTCCGACTCCGACTAAATTTGGAAAGTAAATGTTCGAACCTGCAGAAATCCACTGCGTCCCCGGGGTTCCTCCAGGTCCTCCGGTCGCTAGACCTCCACCCGTCAAAGGTGCAATAGTCAAGTACGTTCCACCTGTTCCCGTACTTGAAGCATAAATTGTGCCCGCGTCCACCTTGAACAGGTCAAGGTAGTAATACAATGAAGTGTCCGTGACGTTTATTGGAATCTTAATGACTTCCGTTGGGTTCTGAGACACGAAGGTCGTGTACCGGTACAAGTACCCCTGATCTTGCCCATGGATGTCGGCCACGTTTGACCCGACCGCCAGACCCGTTATATTGTCTGAACTGTTAAACACGGCATTCAAAATGTAAGGACCGGCCGTATTGAACTTGAAGTTTCCATTAGTCGTTATGGTTATGAGTGTAGATGTCCCATTAATTGTGAAACCGTTTGAAAGACCCACGCTGAAAGGGTAAGCAGTTCCATACACAGGACCATTATACCCTGGCTGAACGGCGATATTGGTCGGAAGGCTCAAGTAGTACCCGCCCCCTGAACCAAGCGGTGATCCAAGCGCCGAAAAGACGTTGCCCGAAACAACCACGTTTCCGGTTATGTACGTGTTCCCGACCGACCCTGGAAGGATATGCGAGGTCACGATGAGATTACTCACTGTGACACTATTTGATACGACCAAATTTCCAAAAGGCTGGACAATATTTGAAGCTTGAATATTGCTAATCGTGTTTCCGTAGATGAGGGCGCTGTTCACGACGCCAAACGCCAGATTCGAAGCGTTCAGGTTGCTCAAAGTGTTGCCCGTGACTGTCACGAGTCCTGAAATGTTAGAGGCTTGAATATTGCTCAGAGTGTTTCCATAAACTAGAGCGCTGTCCACAACACCAAAGGCCAGGTTCGAGGCGTTCAGGTTGCTCAAAGTGTTGCCCGTAACTGTTACGAGTCCTGAAATGTTAGAGGCTTGAATGTTCGAAAGGGTGTTGCCGTAGATGAGAGAGCTGTCCACAATTCCAAAAGCCAAGTTCGAGGCGTTCAGGTTGCTTAGGGTGTTTCCCGTAACTGTCACGAGGCCTGAAATGTTAGAGGCTTGAATATTGCTCAGAGTGTTTCCGTAGATGAGAGCGCTGTCCACAACCCCAAAAGCCAGGTTCGAGGCGTTCAGGTTGCTGATGGTGTTTGGTAAAAGGCCTACAATGTTTGAAAACTGAATATTCGAAAGGGTGTTTCCATATATGAGGGTGCTGTTTACGATACCAAAAGCCAGGTTCGAGGCGTTCAGGTTGCTTAGGGCGTTTCCAGATACGTACCCTGCAATATTCGCCACTTGAATGTTCGAAAGGGTGTTTCCGTAGATAAGGGAGCTGTTCACAACCCCAAAAGTCAGGTTCGAGGCGTTGAGACCGGAAAGACCAGACCCATTTCCAATGAAACTTCCTCCCTGAAATACCTGACCTATAAAGCTTGACGCGTTCACTGTTCCAGATACATTAAGAGAGGCGTATGTGATGGTTCCAATAATCTGCCCGGCGACATATAAGTTTCCTGTAAAGGTTCCGTCCTGACTGATGATATTACCAGCTATGACGTTTCCGTTTGTGGACAGGACGTTTGATGCGATAATCACGTTCGCTGGAGGGCAGCATCCTCCTCCACCGGACGACACGAAGGATACGGGACCTCCATTTGTGATGCTGTCGCACATCTCTAGTAAAGGTTAATATTTACTTTCGGGCAAATATAACAAGCAAAAGACCGAGAAGAGCGGCTGCAAATATTATGTACATTTTGGTCTTTTCACCAGAATCCCATGGGACTGGATCCGGAAGGCTTACTGGTCGTTCCGGTTCATCCGGTACTGGAATTGTTTCAAATCTCAAGAGCATCATGTTTCGCCCGAGATCACGCCCTAAATTCAAGTCGTAAAACAGAGACCCGTTTCCTGCATTACGCCACGAAACAGTCAGTCGGTCTAGACTGTCAATACGCGAAGGGTACTCGGTAGAAATTTTGTAATTTTGCGAATAAAATTCATTGTTATATATGAAGCTGGTGTTTGAAAAGGTTTGCGTATTCGATGCGAGGGCCATTGCCGCTTTGACGGGTACGAATGCAAAAGCACCTGAAAAAGCGTTTGAATTAGGAACTGCTAAAGAGTTTGCCGTGGTGGCGAGGGCCGATGCCACGAGCGTCTGGGTTGAACGGAGTTCAACTATATCCAAAGTCAGATACTGTGAACTGAAGACATTCGGCAACATGGCCGAAAGGACCTCAACCTTGGAAATGTTTCGGATTGGGGTCGACAGGTACAGAGTATATGAATTTGAATTTGGATACAAATCTTGATTACGGTTATTGGAATCTACATACACGACGTAGTCCATTTCTAATAGAGTTTAGGAGTTTTATTCTTACATGAGAGCCACGCCTGCACGGTCAGGGTACAAACACACGTTAGGTTTTGAGCAAGTGATTCTGAGCGTCAGGTAAGTGGGGCCACCTGTAATGACCGGTTGAGCTCCAGTCGCCGTGTAGATATTTACAGTGAACTTCTCAATTTGGCGGATCGGCTCTATGTACGGAATTTCAACCGGGAAATAACTACTCGATGAGAAAGTGGTTCTATGTTCGATTGAAGTAATGTCGATGGGGATACATACAATAGAACTCGCGAGCTGACCCACATTAGAAACGGCTGTCGAAGGTGCGACGCCTTCAGCTGATCCGTTGATTACATACTGAAGATAGGTCTTGTCATTAAACTTCGATTTGAGTTCATCAATATTGAGATAGAACGCTGAAGTCGCTGTGGGGGAGTTAGCATTCGCATGGAAGCTTGCAGAGAGGAGTTCCGCCTTGATGACGTTTCTCAAAGGGATGTTCATGTAGCCTACGAAACTTGAATTAGAGCTGGCATAGACTGAATCAACACGGATCGTGTACACTTCCGTGTCACACATTTACTTTATATGTAGATTTTTACTTATTTACTTCTCCAGCAGAGACCCACCCACGCCATCGGCGATGGCATAGTCGCGCTGCTGATCGCGAACGTACTCACCGGAGTTGCACAGGCCACCTGGGGTCAGACCCTGTGAGTAGTACGCAGCGTTCTCTGAAGGGCCGGCCACACAATCAAGTCCGACCTTCAGGTCGAAGATGCTCGCTGGGTCGGCCTTGGCGTTGGGACCCGCCACCGTCACGATATCAGCCGGCTCGTACGTGCTGACAGAACCACGGCCCTGGACCAGGATGACCAGGATGGCCAGCAGGAGGCCAACGATTACTGCATGAACCATCATTTTTCCAAACTTAAATGTCATTTAGAAGTAGTTGATATTTTTTTCAGGTCGCGTTAAAGCCAACAATCACTTTTCTTTAAAAGTCTTAGAGATGGAGTTTTCTTTTGATACTGGAGAGGGTCATACGATGAGTATGAATGATGATGAGGCGAAGATGCTGGATGAAATTTCAATTATTCCACCTGAGAAGAAGATTCCACTCAAGCCCAAGCCGTCGCGCCCTAGTCCATTTGCGAAGCGTTCGCCTGGACCTTCAGCGCCACCACCAACCCCAGACGAGGGTCTTGACATGTTTATGAATCCTGGAAAGCGGACCGCACCTCCACCGCCTCCTCCAGAGGAGTTTGACGGTGGTGAGGAGGGTGAAGAGTACGACGGACCCGAGGAGGGTGGTGAGGGCTTTCAGTCGGGTGGTGGCGCGCAGGTGCCTTCTGAGGGATACAAGACAATCGAAGACGAAAAGGCTGACCTGTTAAACAAGATTTCACGCCTGAATAAGAAGGGCATTGCCTCGAGTCAGCGTCTGACGATTTACTCTGACATTGAGGAGATTCGGACGGAGTACAAGCGTATGACATATGGCATTGAGGTCGATCGGTCTATCAAGTTCCAGCGGCGTATGCTTATTGCCTGTGTGACAGGTCTCGAGTTTCTGAATGATAAGTTTGACCCATTTGATCTGGAGCTGAATGGCTGGTCCCAGAACATGATGGAGAACGTCGACGACTACGATGGCGTTTTCGAGGAGTTGTACAACAAGTACAAGACCAAGGTCCAGGTTGCTCCTGAGGTCAAACTGATTATGATGGTCGGCGGATCTGCGATGATGTTCCACCTGACCAACAGTATGTTCAAGGCGGCAGTACCCAACGTGTCTCAGGTAATGAAGCAGAATCCCGGTCTGATGCAGAACATGGTGGATGCTGTTCAGCGCAGTCAGGGCGGCCCTCAAACACAAGCCTCCTCGTTCCCCAGCCCTCCATCAGGACCTCGTGACATGCGCGGCCCGGGTATGGACTTTGGCTCCCTGATGAACATGATGGGCCCTCCACCGGCTATGATGACGCGTCCTCCGCGCGCACAGGATGCAGAGTCCGTGTCTGATATTGTTTCGATGGACGAGGGCGATCCAGACACGCGCGAGGTTCAGGTGGGCGGAGAGAAGAAGAAGCGTGGGCCAAAGGGGAAGAAGAAGGAGGTGTCCCTCTAGAAAGAAACAGTCCCACAGTTGTTTTTTTCTCAATATAAAATAGGTCAATGGCATTATCATATGCGCCATTCGAAGATGCGTGGTCTCCCAGGCCGAAGCAGTATGTACCACTTCAGCTCCCAAAGGGCAACGCTTCTTCGGACAACACAGAGTGCAATTATATAGTTATGTTTTTCGTAGCTGGTATTATTGTTATGGGGATTATGGACTCTTTAAGGGGTCCGGCACGGTAGTGCCGTTCTTAAAGAAGACTCGGGTTTGGATCACAGTTGCTATGCAACTGGTCTCGTTTACTTATTCACACTTGGCAGATACACTGGCGCATAGTCCTGGGCGCCTATGCAGGCACATGGCTTCGCGACCGCAATATCAATAATGTCCTTCTCAATGGCATTATTGATCTTGACCTGACCATCATACGCCTGGCTTGTGATTGCTCCTGGAGTGATCATCATTTGATTTATTGCAAGAAATTTATAAGAGGCATTTACCCTTCCCAAAGACTTCAGTCTTTTGTTCGTCTCGAGCATCATCAGTTCCTGTGGAACCGAATTCGAACCCCCCCTCTCTATAGACGGCACATCGTTTGCGATACATGCTAAAAAACACGGACCATTGGTCTGCAATATCATAAATCAATGGATGGTTCAGTTTACCGGGCGTTTCACGCATGATGCGACCGATAGACTGTTTTATATCAGATTTGGGTGTGGCGAGAATAACCGTATCAAGTACGGGAATATCCAGGCCTTCATGCGCCAACTGAAACGTCGCAACAACGACTGGCGACTTGGCAGACTCGACCAGGTCCTCCTCTTTCATACCGCCTATATACAGTTTTGCCTTAGAGCCAATTTTCTTTTGTAATTCAAAGCAATGTTCACGCCGGTCGCTCAATACAAGTACGCGCCTATTGTTGCCAAGCGCCTCATGTACTGTGTCAACGATGAGGGCGTTCCGACGCTCGAGTTCAGCGACAACGTTGATCATACCCGCCATGTTGAGCTTCCCAAAGCGCGTTACGGGGGGTGCCTCTTTGAAGGCATCGTCCGTGTAATGCAAGGTCACAACCTGGGTCGTTTTTTGGTCGGACCTTTCAATTCTGAAAAACTCGGGACCGAGGAACCAGTACAAGAGCCTTGTGAGACCGTCTTTGCGTTCGGGGGTCGCGGTAAGTCCTAGCGTATATTTTGGACAAATTTTGAACATAAATTGTGAAAAGGCCGGAGCGCCTATGTGATGCGCCTCATCTACGACCAAAAGCCCGATAGAGTCAAAGGCTTTGGCCTCGAATTCCCTCATACACATGGTCTGAATCATGGCAATGACAAAGTCTTTTTCGACGTCAAATACATCTCCTTGTACACGGCCAATAGTAGCAGTCGGGCAAAACTCCTTGATCTTCTCGACCCATTGATTCGCGAGGAACTCCTTGTGGACCACAATCATTGTACGAACTTTTAATTGTGCCGAAAGAGCCAGGGCGACTGTAGTCTTTCCATATCCGCATGGAAGCGAGAGAACGCCCCCTCCCTGTTCTTCAAAGGCTTGTATTCCTGCATTGAAAGCTTCTGGCTGTCGTGTCGAGTCTCGTAAGCGTCCAGTGAAAACAATCCCAGGAGCGTGAGTGTAAGCAGGCCGTACGTCCCGGGTGGGCGTCCCGAACCTCCCGATGCCATAATAGCGGGGAACGACCAAAGACGAAGTCTTTGAGAGACCAGAGGCATCTCCTTTGACGACCCGAAAAACTTTGAAGGACGGCGAGGGAATCCCGACAGACTCATTCGTCAATGGTCTTACTGTGAGTTCACGTTTTATCTCTGTCGAATTTTCAAGTGAAATTATGTAACCGTTTCTAGTGATCATCCGTCTTAATACTAACCAATACCCAATGTTCTAAGCCGTCCCATGTTTTCTTCTCAATTTTAATTTCAAATTCATCA